GTCTACAGCGGTGACGTATCTTGAGTTGTTTGATCTTTTGATAGATCTGTCTAAGTACTCGATACAACTTACCACTAGCTCCTTAAACTCTGGATGGTGCGGGTTGGCTAGCTTATAACTGTACCCATGATCCAGCGGAGATATAAAGGTAAAGTCCTTCTCCGCTTCCTGGGTTCCAACTTGTTCCATCTGCATACCTTATGTCCCCCTGTTGTGGTTTTGTGGGGGCTGAGTATATCACATCTATGTGTCCATCGCGAACCACATTTATCGCATTAGCTATCTCGTTGAACATATCTTGGATATATCCAGGAAGATCTGCGGGGTCTTGAGGGACCGTTGCGGGTTCAAATCTAGGAAACTGTACTGTCATCGATCAGACACAACTTCTGATTCTAACGTGTAGCCAGACAACTTAAACTGAGTATCGTCTGTGGTTTCAAACTTGACCGCTATGTATCTACCCCGTACACGACAATCCACTTTGTTGTCTTGGCCTATGCGGAACGTCACGGGATCAGAATACGTAACCCCTTCGTACGGGTTGATCTCACTACCAACGCTGATACGAACAGTGCCTGTACCCTCGATGCGGGGATACATTCGTGTAACAGACTTTATCCTATTGGTTTGACCCGCGTGTAGACCTACGCGCTCTAAAAAGCAGGTAAAGTCGGTTCCGTCGAAGTCAATACCGTAATCGACAAGGTACAACTTTGTATCAGCTGTGCCACAAATGAGCAAAGAGTCACGCGTAGGACTGTAAGGATTAAAGCCCCATGTACTCGGTGTGTCGTTCCAAGTTGTAGTAGCGTTTGTCCACGAATTTGTATACGTAGGATTAACTATACCCTGTGCTATAAACCTTGTACCTGGTAGTTGCCGAGTGGTCCAAGTGTTATCAACGTAGTTCCAGATCAGAGCCTTGTTAGGAAGATCGTTGGTAGCGTCAGACGACGCATAACAAATCCATACTTCGTTCTTTATGTTATTATGAGCGCAGAACGTGCGGTACGCTGAGTCCTGCTCTAGATCGTTAAAGAAAAAAGAACGTACTTGATCGTCTATGATACTACGGAGCTGAGCGCCGTTGTGAATATAAATATCATCAGAACTGACAAAGACATGTCTTCCGTCTCCCAACGCCACCACGGCGTCTCTAGCAATCAGACCAGCGTTCTTGAAGCGCTCTCGTATATTGAACGTAAACGCACCACCGACATATGTCATGGCGTGTACGCTATCTTCTTTATATACCATAAGCTCGTTGCCCAGTGCAAGAGCATTTAAGATATGTCCCTTTGTACCACCGATGGTAGCCTGAGCAGACTCGGAGTCAGTACTAGACGTAACCCATGTGTTAGCACCGTTGCTCGACGCACCCTCTGGTATCGCATCGCTCCAACGTACAGAGAACGGAAGCTCTGTGCCACTGTCTGTTAGATTAAGAGCAACCAAATGATTCTTAAAGGGTACAATAGATTTACAGCGGAGAGTACTAGGCCAGTTAGTCAGGTCAGCAAATTGGCTGTCGCCCTGTGCATACTTTTGCGGTACGTCTATACCGTTGGTACAGACCAAAACACCGCCTAGGATACCGCCTTGCCAATTGTTCGTTGTACCAGACAATGTAGTATACGCACCTGACGTACGGGTAACATTAGAGTGCGTGGTGTCGTTGATTTGGTAAAGACCTGTAAGACCACCGTAGATCCACAGATCTGTAGACCCCTTTGTCCAGCTGATAGCCCAATAGGGAGCAACACTAGGAGTACCAAGAACCTGCGTGTGTCCGTCTATACGACCAGCCTTCTTATCCAAGAAGCGTACGTTCTGTACATCGTTGAACATATTTGGCGGCATGTCGTAGGGAGACAAATCGTGGTTAAACGAAAAACCTCCTTGTAGACCATTGATGTCAAATAGTTCTTTAGCCATTTGATTGGATTTCCCAATCTGTAGATTTATAAGATTGTAAAAGTACTACAGAACCATCTTGGAACAGTAGGTTTGCGTTGTCTTCCTGGGTTAATGTATTGTTCGTATTAGTCCAAAACGGTTCGTAGTATTCTTTTTCTAGAATAAGACCATTTTCTGCGAGAAGGTTAAGACCGTTTTCTGTTAGAAGTTCATTAGCCATCTTTACGCTCCTCTACGTACCATACCCCCAGGATCACCTTGGACACTCATAGTCATTACTGTACCACTGTACCTAGCAGACTCTTCGTTGGCCCTTACGGAGTTGACACCTTCTAGGTAAAGAGCTGAGAACCGCTGGAGCTGCTCGTTATCGTTAAGATATACAGCCCCTTCAGCACAAGCGCCGAACAAATACAGCTCAGGGAAATTACTAAGAATGTTATTAGTTGAGACGCTAGAGGACAAAGGGGTGAGCGCTTGATAGTAGTTGATTCCGAGGGTGTAGGCCCCGTCAGGTGTAGGAGCAATTTTTAAATCCTCGCCGATGATTGAGTAAGCGCGGGGAGCGCCACTGGTGTAAGTTCCGTACTCTCGGCTCAGCGATTCAGGCGACATATAGGCAAGAGCGTAGCTGTTACTAGAACTGTCGTAGACAATATTACGTAGCTCAAGCATATCTGTCGGAACATTATAGAACGCCGTACCAGAGACGGTTGTGGTGTTGGCACGTATCATGTTAGCACGAGCACGTACGTCTCGGTCTAACCTGCGTTCGGTCAACGTTATAAAATCAGGAATAACCGCATCCAGATCGGAGCGGTTCAAATAGTTAGCAATGCTTGTCTTTAATTGGTCGTAGGTAGACAGAGCCATTAGATATTGCTTTCGTGTGTCCTAAGCCACCTGTACGACGGATCGTTAAGAAGCTGCTTAACCTTTGGCATGTGATCTTTGTTAAAGACATCCACGCCTAGTTCTCTTTTCCACTTTTCGATTACGACCAGCGGAATACTAGCGACCTTACGCATCCCAGAGTTATTCTGCGGACCATACATCGAGTCGCCGTTAAGTTCTTTCTTATTGAGTTCCAGCAGGGGTTCAACGTCCTGCACACGATTGACAACAATGCTGTCTGTTTCGTGATCGTATTTGGCTTTTGTTTTAATAGGGGAATCCATGTTAACCTCTAATTGGGGAGAGCCACTTGGACCCTCCCCGTTTTAGACTTACGACAAGTCGTATACAGCGCCGAGAGCTTTCTCGTTTTTAACAACGAGTGTGTACTCAGCGATGATTGCGCGTTGCTCACCGTCGGAGGTTGAAGCAACCTCTTTCTGGAAGAACGGACGCAGGTAAGCGACACCGTAGTACTCTGGGTCTAGCAACCATACGTCGCTAGCGCGCTGGAAGCGGTTAGGTACAACTGCCATCTCGCCAAAGTCGGAGACATATACGTCCATGCCACCGATGATGCGCTGGTCAGCAGCGTCGATACGGTTGGAAGCTCCGCCAGAAGCACCGACACCGACAAAGCTAGAGAAGGTCTGCTTTTTAGCAGGTGACATCATCAAGTATTTGATGTTTGCACCTTCGTCATATGCAGACAAGATCGCAGCTTTGAGCTGTGTCTCGGTGAAGGAACGAGCAGTACCGTCTGTACGAGCAGTACCGTTACCACCAGCAGTTGCGTCAGCGGCTTCGTCTACGTTGGTAGCAACCCACGCAGAAAGCGAACCAAGCTTACGAACCGTGCTGTCTGCGGACATAGCGGTCTTGCTTTGGTTAGCACCTACGAGAGATGTTTCCATATCGCGCTTAAGCTCAGCTGAACGCTTGGTCATCTGGTAAGCAAGCTCTTCGCGACGACCAGCCTTAGATACTGCGTCGAGAGTACCTGAGACAAGCGTGGTTTTCAGAGCGATCTGACAGATGTTGCCAAGGCGGGTAGTTGCCGCTGGCTCAGCAGCGGTCAGTGTTGCACCTTCCTCGTGGAAGTTTGCTCCGCTAGCGGCTGCAAGTGCATCTGTTTGCCACTCGTGATTTACAGCAATCGCGTCCATACGACCACCCATAGACATAAATGGTGTATCGGTTGGCGAGATGTCGTAGATCACATTTTCCAAATCCTCCCGGAGACCCGCAGAGGAGTAGGTTACATATACTCCAGTTGGTTGTGCCATTAGTTTAGTTCCTTATAAGTTTAAGAGATTAAGTCCAGAAAAACACTAGTGGCATCTCGCGTACTACCGGTCTTAGCCAAGCGCTCCCGACGCTGTTGCGAAGCTTTCTTGCTACGCTGAGTTTTAGACTCAGGAGTTCCTGACTTAACAACCTTAGGCACAGGCTTTGAAGATTTGGCCTTACGTACTGTACCCTGAGCCGCACGATCTTGGAGCATTGCTTTATGCAATACTAAGACTACACGGTGATCAGAGATCGAGTCTAAGTCCTGCTGCGAGAAACCAAGAGATAACCCATAGTCTCGCAACTCATTTTTCAGGTTAGAGCTGGGATCAGCATAAGAGGGTAGTGCTTCTTTGAGCTTTGTAAACTCTGTCTGCATTATCTCCGACAATTGCTGTTGAACTCGTTGCTGCTGTTCGGCTGCAACTCGTTGTTGCTCTTGTTGCACACGGACAATTTTGTCCCGTGCTTCCTGAAACTCCAAACGCTTCTCCATGTATTCCATGGGATCGTCTTCTTTGAGAGTTTTCCAGTCGATGCTTTCGTACTGTGCCAGCTCATTCTTTTGTTGCGCTGCCATCATCTGGAGAGCTTGACTGTATTGCTCACGTTCCGACGTAATTGCCTGGAGGTTAGCTTCATAAGCCTTGCGCTGTTCTGCAAGTGCCTGAGACTTACGGGTGTAGTCCGCTTGTCTCTGATAGCCGTTCCGAAGTTCGTCCAGAGTGACCTCTTGCTCTTCACCGTCAACTTTGATGTAGTAGCG